TTCATCAATTGACATTGAGTAATTTTCATCAGGAGACATTATTACAAAAACCGGAAGATAACTTTTTTCGTAAGGTACTGCTTTGATAATTATTTGTAAACTCTTAACATCTTCTAAATCCGTATTGTCTTCAAAATTTGAAATTTTCATTTATTGCCTTTGTTTCTTTTTTTAAAATTGTTATTAATAATACTATTAAAATCTGAGATAGATTTGTGGTCAATTTTTTGATGTTTATTTTTAACATTATTTATATTGTTAATATCTTCTTTATTAAGAGGTTTAATAAACCTAATCCATTGATAAGTTAATAATATTAAAAATGCATTTATTAAACTTAAGTTTATATTGAGTAATTGCATACTAGTATACTTAATGCCAACACTAGCGACAAAACTCCAGATCAACCAAAAAAATAAAGCTGTCATAAATCTCCTTGTGTAAATATTATCAGAAAATTACAAAAAATTTTTGTAATCACCAGAAAATTTTTTATTCTTGTGGTATGCTTACGCATGCAAGGCGTACCAGCATACTATGTATACTAAGTATACTTAATAAACTTATATACAATAAGCATACTAGTGTACTAAGCATGCTAGTATACTAGCGCTATTAATTTTGGTTTTAAGCAAAAGAATGGTAAAGTTAGATATGAAAATAATTGCAGTTGTGGAATCTGATGATTACGGCCCGGCTGCAATTCTTGACCCTACGCATATTACGATTACAAGATTCAATGGATTTTATCTTGCTGCTGCAAGATGTGTATTTACAAACACTCCGATCACTTGTGAAATTTCTGAACAAACAGCTCTTTCTCTTATTCAAAAAGGTGTACAATGTTTAAATATGTCAAGCAATAACAGCACCTTAGAAACAGAAAAAGAGTAATGTTTGATGAAAAAAATTAGTTGGTTTAGTCTTAATAATCAAGATGCATCGGGTGAGTTTTGGTTTAGCCAAGGCTATCAAACTGCCGCTATAGAAACTATTCAAGCATTACAAAAAAAAGAATGTGGTGTATTTTATAACCGAGAAGATATTCCTTTTCATGTAAACTTTTGCCCTCCTCCTTACTATCAGCATAAATCAAAATACACAGTTGGTTATACTCCTTGGGAGTCAACTAAAATTCCAGAACACTGGGTTTATAGTATGCAAAAATGTGATGAGATTTGGTCTACTTCAGAATTTATTAGCGACATATACAGAAAACAAAATGCAAACGCAAATATATACACAATACCTCACGGTGTTTCAGAAAATTTTTCTATTTACGATAGGCAGCTAACAGGAAGATTTGTTTTCTTGCATGTTGGTGGAGATAGTAAAAGAAAAAATGCTCAAATGGTTGTAGATGCATTTTTAGATTTATATGAAGATGATGATGATTATAGACTTGTTCTAAAATATAATAAATTTTGTACTGCTGAATGTTATGTTGACAATAAATTAGTTCCTGCTGTTTATCATCCTCAAATTATTGGCATTGGTGATAATTATACGGTAGATGAATTAGTTGAGTTATATCACAAATGTCATTGTATGGTTTATCCAACAATGGGAGAAGGTTTCGGAATGATTCCTTTTGAATCAATTGCAACAGGTATGCCCACAATTCTTACTGACGCAACTGGTTGTAAAGATTTTTCTCATTATGGAATTCCTTTGTCAGCAAGTTTTGTAAAAGCAGATTGGCAAGATAATCTTTACGCAGCTGATACCGGTAATTGGGCAAGTCCTGATTTTGATGAACTACTGCACTTGATGTCTAGTGTTGTAAATGAATATGAGATTTATAAAAAGTTTTCTTTAAAATCAGCAAAAATTTTACACTCTGAGTTTTCTTGGGCTATGACTGCTGATAAGATACTAAAGCGCTTAGAATTCTATGAAAATTCTTTGCTGTAATCCTTAGTAATATTCATTGACTTTAACTTTTTACATAGTAAACTAGTTATTCATTTCGCGGAGGCCAAATTGTCATTATTAACTTATGATTTTATAAATTCTTATTCCCAAAAACAAGTTCCTTGGGGTTTTGGTGGTTTGGGAGAGATTGTTTATTTAAGAACATATAGCCGAAAAGTTGATAGCACAGACAGAACTGAAACATGGGTAGAAACTCTTAAAAGAATTATTGATGGTGCTGTAGAAATTGGTGTTCCGTTTACACAGCAAGAAGCAGAGTCTTTGTTTGATCATATGTTTAATTTGCGGTGCAGTGTTTCGGGTCGTGCTTTATGGCAATTAGGAACACCATTGGTTTCCAAATTGTCAGGCACATCTCTTAATAATTGTTTTTTTACTAACATTGAAAAAATTGAAGACTTTGAATTGTTGTTTGATTATTTGATGCTTGGCGGAGGCGTTGGCTTTTCTGTAGAGCGTTCTAAAATTCATGATCTACCAAAAGTAAAACATGTAGAAAAAATTGTTGCTGAAAGAACTAACGATGCTGACTTTATCATTCCAGATTCAAGACAGGGCTGGAGAGAGTTGTTGTCAAAAGTTCTTGAGTCTTATTTTGTAACAGGAAAATCTTTTACATACTCAACAATCCTTATTAGAGAATTTGGTGCTCCATTAAAAACTTTTGGTGGTACAGCATCTGGTCCAGGAGCTTTAGTTGATGGTATTGCTGATATTTGCAAAGTCCTTAACAACAGAGTTGGTAAGAAACTTCGTTCAGTAGATGTTCTTGATATTTGCAACATCATTGGAAGAATTGTTGTATCTGGCTCATCACGCCGTTCAGCGCAAATTGCAATTGGAGACCCTGATGATGTTTTATTTTTGAGAGCAAAAAATTGGGGTTCAGGAGACATTCCTGCTTGGCGTTCAAATAGTAATAATTCAATTTACGCAGATGCATATAGTGAAATTATGCCTGAGCTATGGCGAGGCTATGATGGTACAGGTGAACCATACGGTTTGCTTAATAGAAAATTAGCAAGAACTTATGGTCGTGTTGGAGAAAAAAATCCAGATCCAACAATTGAAGGTTTTAACCCATGTGCAGAAATTGCTCTTGGCGATGGAGAGTCGTGCAATCTTTCAACTATCTTTTTGCCCAACATTGATTCATTGTCTCAATTTAAAGAAATTAGTAAATTGCTTTATATGATTCAAAAACAAATCTCTAAATTGTCTTATCCATATGAAAAAACAAATACTATTGTTCATAAAAATTCAAGACTGGGGCAATCAGTAACTGGCATTCTGCAATGTGATGAAGAAAAAATTGGATGGCTAGACGAAGTTTATAAATATATTAAAAACTTTGATAAAGAATATTCAGCTAAAAATGGCTGGGGTCCTTCTGTAAGACTTACAACAGTGCAGCCATCCGGAACTCTTTCTTTGCTTCCAGGTGTTACTCCTGGAATACATCCAGCATTTGCTCCTTACTACATTAGAAGAGTTCGTTTTAACTCCGTTGACCCTCTTGTTGAAGTTTGTCGCAAACGAGGATATAAGATTGTTTGGGATAAAGGTCTTGATGGTCGTGAAGACCACACGAAGTATGTTGTTGAATTCCCATGTAAGTCTCCAGAGAATTCTGTGCTTGCAAAAAACATGACAGCCGTTGACCAGCTTGAGTGGGTTAAGAAGCTTCAGACTATCTGGGCAGATAATGCAGTTTCAGTAACTGTTTATTATCGCAAAGAAGAGCTTGAGCTAATTAAAGAATGGTTGTCTAAGAATTATGATAAATCAATTAAGTCAGTATCTTTCTTGCTGCATGTTGATCACAACTTTGTATTGCCTCCATATGAAGAAATTTCTGAAAATGAATACAATTTGGCGATTTCAAAGCTTGATTTATCAATTCCAGCAGTTGTTGTTCCTGAAATAGAACTATTATCTCTGGATGATTGCGCTACTGGCGCTTGCCCAGTTCGTTAATGTTCAAAAAATAGATAAATTGCACTTTCATTTGTTAACAATGTTCATTTTTTAATAAAAATGATGTATACTGTGTATCAATGGGATACGATACTATCAAAAAAAGTAACCTTTGGGTTCCAGAAAGAACTTTTGGCGTGTGTATATGGATTTTACCTAATGGTAAACCATTAATGGATGCCGATGGGAATGTGCTTTCAGCAGAGGGCTTTGTTGGTGATCCCGATATAGAAAAAAGAGTTCTTGAAGCTGGTATTTACTGGTCTGGCTCAGACGAGGGTGAGGTTGCCTGGGTTCACGGGGCAAGAAAAATATCTTCTTCTGAAAGGGATGATCAAGCGGATAGGCTTAATAACGGGCTGTTACCAGACCCATACGAAGATTTTTTTGACGGATTGAGGAAACATGGAAGATAACAGAATGACACACATAGAAGATGCTGAAGTTTTAGACGAAATTGATGATATTAATTATTTTGGTTTTGAAACGGCAATTATAAATGATGACCCGTTTGCAAAAGTTAATTTTAATAATCTTTCGCCAAAAATGAAAAGAAAAGCTCAGCGGTTAGCTAAAAAATATGAAGGCATTGATGGCGTATCTACAAAATATATTGACCCAGAAACTCTTGATGGGTACTCACTTTATGATATTGTAAATCCCCCATACGATCTAGACAACCTTGCTGGTCTGTATGACTCAAGTGCAATCCATAATGCTTCTGTTGCTGCAAGAGTTATGAATACCGTTGGTCTTGGTTTTGAATTTGTAGAAACATTAAAATCAAAAAGAAAAATTGAGAAAGCATCAAGCGACCCAGAAAAGTTAGCTAAGGTTCGTAAGCTTATTCAAGATGAAAAAGAAAGATTAGAGCAAATTTTTGAAGACACAAATAAAGAAGAAACTTTTCTTGAAACTATGGTTAAAGTTTGGCAAGATGTTTTGACTATTGGTAATGGTTATTTGGAAATTGGTCGCAATAACTCCGGCGAGATTGGATACATTGGACACATTCCTGGTACATTAATGAGAGTACGTCGTAAAAGAGATGGCTATGTTCAAATTGCTAGAAGTAACAAAATTTCAGCCGTGTTTTTTAGAAACTTTGGGGACAAAGAAACAGAAGACCCGATTAATACTGATAATAATCCAAACGAGATTATTCACTTCAAAACATATTCTCCAAAAAATACCTATTATGGCATTCCATCTTCTGTTTCAGCCGCGGCTGCAATCGTTGGAGATAAATTTGCTAAAGAATATAATATTGATTATTTTGAAAATAAAGCAATTCCTCGTTATGCAATTGTTCTTAAAGGAGCAAAGCTTAGTAACAAGTCAAAACAAGAATTGATTAATTATTTTAGAAAAGAAGTCAAAGGTCGCAATCATGGAACACTGGTTATTCCACTACCAGCATCTATTGGTTCGGATAGCGATATTCGTTTTGAAAAATTAGAGGCTGGAATACAAGATGCTTCGTTTGATAAATATCGTAAATCAAATAGAGATGAAATTTTGGTTGCCAATAGAGTTCCGGCTCCAAAAGTTGGTGTATACGATAATGCAAACCTAGCTGTGTCTAGAGATGCCGATAAAACTTTCAAAATGCAAGTTATTGGACCTGACCAATCAGTTATTGAAAAAAGATTGAATAGGGTCATTGCAGAGTTTAGTGATTTATTAATTATGAAATTTAAACGCATTGATTTGATTGATGAAGATATTCAATCTAGAATTAATGATAGATATTTGAGAACAGAAGTTATTTCTCCAAACGAAGTCAGGTCATCTCTTGGTCTTACAGAAAGATCTGACGGAGACATGCCTTTGCCGTTCCCAACAAAAATTAAGAAAGAACAATCAGGGCCTGGCGCTCCGGTTGGAAATTCTAATAACATATCTTCTCAGCCAAGAAACGCTCGTTCTGATACACCAGAAGGTTCTTCAGATCCACGAGCATCTGGAGACCAGGCTGAAAGAGGCGAAGTACAAGATACCACAGGAGGTTCTAAATGAGTTACGAACATGGAATCGTTTTTTCCAACACGGCTGCGACTAGCACAAGCGGTACAGGCGGGGTTGTTTCTTTGAATACACACACTAGTTGTATTCATTTTTACAATACACATGCAAGCACAGCAGCAACTGTCGAGCTAAATGGCGGTCCGCATCAGGTTGTAATCCCAGCAAAAGATAGCGGTGGCGGTTATGTTGAAATTGAGGGTGACTACACTAAGTTTCAAATTATGACAGCTGGCGTTACTTTAGCAGTATATGCTGTTGCATAATTTGCGTATATTAAAATAATATAATATACTATAAAACACCATATGGATAAACTTAATTTTTCTTTCCCAATTAACATGGTTAAAAAAGAACAACGTATTGTTTCGGGTATTGCTACTGCTGATAATGTTGATAAATCTAACGATATTGTTGACTTTGCAGCATCAGAAATTGCTTTTAAAAACTGGCAAGGAAATATCAGAGAAATGCATGCCCCAATTGCTGTTGGTAAAGCTATCAGTTATAAACCAATTAAGATGAAAGATGCTGATGGCAAAGAATACAATGCTATTGAAGTTGAAGCTTATATCTCAAAGGGTGCTGAATCTACTTGGCAAAAAATTCTTGACGGAACTCTTCGTGCTTTTTCAATTGGTGGAAAAATTATGAAAAAAGAAATCTTGGCTGGCAAGCTTCATAATAACCGACCAATTAATATTATTAAAGAATACGAGTTGGGTGAGCTTAGTCTTGTTGACAACCCAGCTAATGCTCTTGCAACAATTGATCTTGTTAAAATGGACACAGATGGCAAGCTTGGTTATGCCCTTGAGCCAGATTTTGAAAAAGCAGAGAAGCCTAGACTAAAAGACCCTAAAGGTGGGCTGACAGCAGCTGGCAGAAGGCACTTCAAACAAACCGAAGGGGCTAACTTAAAACCAGGCGTTAAAGGCCCAGCTAATACTCCAGAAAAAATGCGCAGGAAGGGTTCTTTCCTTACCAGATTTTTTACCAATCCATCTGGTCCAATGAAAGACGAAAAAGGTAGACCAACAAGGCTTGCTCTATCAGCTGCCGCCTGGGGTGAACCTGTCCCCCAAGATATGCAAGATGCTGCTAGGTTAGCAGCTAAAGGCAGAAGGCTTCTTGAGAGATATAAAAACATAAAAAACAAAAGCTATTCTATTGAAGATGAAGAAGAAATCTTACTTGAGTTATTGCTAGAACTAACATTACCTTTTGATGAAGATAATTTAAATGAAGATTTTATTGATATTGAATTGCAAAATGATGCAGATTATGATAATGTTAAACCTATGGAAAATTCATTGACAGATAATAAACTGTCTTTAATTAAGAAGTTTATCAATTGGCTTGCGCCAGAAGATAATTTAGGGCTAGAAAAGTCCGAGCATAATACTGAAACTTCAACTGAAGTGGAAGTGGATGTCAAACAAGTGGAGGAACAAGAAATGGATATTGAAGTTCTTAAAGAAGCACTTGGTTCAGTAATTGATCAGAAATTGACTGATTTCGCAGCTTCCTTTAAACAAGAAGTTGAAGAAAATGTTAATGCAAAGATTGAAGAAGTAGCCAAGAGCGTAGAAACTCAGAAAGCAGAGTTGGCTGAGAAGTTGGAAGCAACTGAAAAGGCTCTGGAAGTTCAAACAGCAAAGGTTGAGGAATTCGCTCAAGCTGGTGCTGTAAAGAAAAGCGTTGACTCAGAAGATGATGAAGATGTGCAGCTTGTAAAGTCAGCACCTCAATCATTTTGGGGAAACATGTATTTGCCACAGGGTTTAATTAATTCCTTGGGCTACAAGTCATAATAGGAGGAAATTACTATGGCAACACAAGAAGAAATCCTCGCTAAAGCTAACGAAGTAACTACGAGTGTCGTTGGCAATGCGTCAGGTGGTCTGCTTAACGCAGAGCAATCAAATCGTTTTATTGATTTCGTAGTTGATCAATCAAACCTCATGAAAAATGCTCGTGTTGTGCGTATGCGCACACCGTCAATGGATATTGACAAAGTATCTGTTGGCACAAGACTCATGGCAAAAGCTACAGAAGCAACCGACACCGGTTCCAATGCAGCAGTAACTTTCACAAAAGTTTCATTGTCAAGCGTCAAGCTTCGTCTTGACTGGGAATTGAGCACAGAGTCTCTTGAAGACAATATTGAGGGTGCTTCGCTTGAAGATCACCTTGCTCAAGTAATGGCTCGTCAAACAGCTAACGACCTTGATGACTTGTTGATCAATGGCAATACATCGTCAGGCAATGCTCTTCTTAAGGCACTTAATGGCTTTACCAAGCTTGCTCTTGCTGGCGCTGTTGTAGTTGATGAGGCTGGCAACAATGTTAGCCGTGCAACATACGACAGAGTTCTCCGTAACATGCCAACAAAATACCTGCAACGCCGTAACGACCTAAGATTCTTCT